CATAAGATATTCCTCTCATAGATTCTCCAGATTTAATACGAGAAGCAATCTCACGAATTGTATCATGAGATAGCTTCATCACTTCATCTATCCAGAATACAGTTACAGGAGCATCCCTGTAGCCATTGCATCTGAGTTTATCAATATAGTCAATATAGTCCACATCAAATTTATTTAGCTTAGACTTGTCTTCTTCGTCTAGTAGATCATATGGGTCTATAGCTTGTTTTATATCTTGTAGTTTAATGTACATGCAGCCAACTCCCCTCAAAACTAACTTTACCTTCTCCATTCAAAGGTAGTGATAGTTTAAGAAATTCACCTGCTTTTATAATAGCTTTTACTGTAAGATTGCTTATCTCGTTTTCAATCCCATCTTCTACTTCCCATGAGTATTCATCGTGAACCATGCTAATACGCTTCACAATCTTACCCTTATATAGATAATAAGGTCTACCTAGCTCATCAATGTACATCTCACCTAACCATCTATCCATAAAACAAGCAGCATACGACATAGCGACAGCACCACAACCTTGACCAAGACAAGATAGTAATACATTCTTACCGCGAACAGAGATGAGTCTACCGTCAATACCGGGAATATACTTATTCATACCTTTTGTTGAATAGTACTTCTCAGCGGCTTCTTTGAGTTTACCTAAGCCTTCATTCATCTTCCAGTAATTATCATAAGCATCTTGCCCATCTTGTTTACTTAGTCCTAAACTAGATGCCAGCTTTGCAGCACCACCACCAAAGGCAAGTAAGTAAGCGCCAGTTTTTGCTTTATTACGCCATGTCTTGAATTCAGGATTTTCCTTGTTTTCTTGATTGTCGATATCAAACTTATCATGCAAATGGGGAAAGAAAGCAAAAGCATTGAATGTGTTGCCACTCACCAGTATCTTGTTGTTCCTCTTGACAAGCACAAAACTTGATGGCACAGAGACACAACCAATTTTACCTTTATACATCACCTTGTTAATTTTGCAACCAAGTACGCCAGCCCCAAGTGATTGAGATGATTTTGGAATATAACAACGATAAATATTGTGAATACCGAATTGGTGCTTTTTATCAATGTAATCTGAGCAACAAGATTTAATCCCAATAAGTGAGCAAGCCGTTGCTACCATATCTCTAGACTCTTTATCGGTAGTATCCAATACCACATCACCTTTATTATTTACTGTACCATCCCAGTACTTAACCTCGTTCACAAAAATGCTTAATTGTTCAAAAGACAATTTAAGAACATTCTTAGAAAAGACTCTATTCTCTGTCAGTAAGGATGTTTCACAAGGTATGTCTTTTTTGTTAACATAAAACCTCCTGCCCCTTTTAGAGTTCTGTTCAGAAAACTGAATATTGCCCTCCTTCATTATATCCAAGAATCGTTGAATCTTCCTATCTTTAGTAAACTCAAACCGATAACCAATGCCATTATCATTACTGTCTGCTTGTGCTGCAACAAAAAACTTAATAATAGCATCAGATAAATCTAACCCACTTTGTTGAATGTTACCTACCAACGGTAGACGAATATCGCTGTCTCTGTTGTCTAGTTCTCTGGCTTCCATTACAAGAGTTTTACGATTTTTTACACCGTATCGTAGATAAGCTACTCGATGGTTAGGGGTAACAAGAAAGTCTAGTTTTCCACTACGAACACTCACCATTTCACCTTCATAATCTTCCCATAAGATATGAGATGGTTTTACAAATGAAACAACGCCATCATCCCATTGAGCCACTTCTGAAGATGAGTTAAGTTCTCCAAAGAACTTCCACCCTTCTGTGGTCAGTATTTGAGTATCTTCAGAGTAGCAATGGGGATCACCTTCAGTCTGCATTCTTGCAAACTTACCACCATCAAACTTAAATGTATAATGCGATAATGTACGGTTCTCTAATGCTGCTGCATCAGTGCCACAGTACCAATAGCCTTTAGGAACTTCAAAAAGATCGCGCATTTCACAACCAAGCAGTACTTTAGGATCGGCTTTGGGTACATTGACGACTGTACGATGCTTCACCCTACTTGTGGGAGCATAGCCACTAATTTCTGCACTAAGCCTGCCATCAAATTCAATACGCCAATTACTTAGCCATCCTTCAACAACACCTTTCCTGTTGCGTAGTGACAGGAACTTAACCAATTTCTTAGGGATTTCCCCGTCCAGTTTCAGCAAGTTTGGGCATAGTTGTCCTGCATTCTGAATCTTCGGGGTAGTCTTGATATACTTACCCTTTTCATCACGCATTGGCTTATTGTCAGGCCCGCGTTTGAAATTCCAAAAATCATCATGAGGCTTCCAACCACTGTCAAGGAAGTATTGTTTTAACTCAATGTTATCTTCAATTTCCATTGGAAGTTGAACAGGAAGTACTTTACCTGCTCCCATCTTCACTTTCAAACCATAAGCATGAATATATCCATCAACTAATTTAGCATTGTGTTTAATTAGCCACTTCTCCATAATAGTTGATAGTTCCCCACTCTTTTTGAATGGCTTGGCTGGAATACGATAAAACGCTTCTTCTGATGTTTTCAATGAACGTGGTGGCAATAATGGATCAACTTCAGACTTAATCTGTCCCATTTCATTATCAATACGTTCAATAAGGGCTTTGGCTTTTTCCACATTAAACTTGACGCCTGTGTATGCTTGTGCAGAATACAGGAAATAGTCTTTCTGCATTTGCTTAAAGGACGTGTGAACCCAATCATCCTTGTACATCTCTTTAGCCTTAACCCATAGACGTTTACCTACTCCTATATTAGCGTCCACATCGTCATTACAATAACTGTCCATGAGTGGGTGATAGAATGAGAATTCATGTCCTTTTGGCTCATTACCAACCATTGCACCAGCCTCTACAATCTTGGCGCGATAGTCCATCTTCTCATCATCACTCCCTCTTGCAAGATACTCAAGGGAATGTGATTGGCTGTCTGGATTGATGTATTGTGATAGCACAAATGTATCTACATATTGGACACGCTTATTTCCGAAATAGTCCTTACCATTCTTCATTACTTTTGGGGCAAATCCTAGATGCCTCCAAAGCATCCACATATCATACCCAAGAATATTATGTCCAACTACTAAACACCCATCCTCAAACAAATCGAGCCAATCTTGAATTTGTTGCTGCGTTTTCTCTTTGGATTGCTTAAATGGATGGATGCTTAGAGTCTTGCTACCATCCAGTGACTTAAAGCGAATATACCAAATCCTCTTTGACTGTAAGTATAGTGCATCACCCTCTATGTCAAAACAAAACCCATCCATACACTCTCCTATCTAAAATTGCTCATATTTCTTAGCTGCTTCCTTTGCATGCTTATACACTTCTTCAACCTTCTTGTTGTTTACAGTCTTCTCTTCTAAGGCAATACAATGGATTTTGAAGTGATCTTTTAGCTTCCAAGGTGAAGCTGTATAATCTACATTACTGTCATCAAGAAACCCTGTCGCCTCAATATCGTATACAAGTTCACTCATCTATCCCTCACAATTCGATATAATTATCTTCCAGATATTGCTGTTTAGATTTTACTCCATATTTCCAACAATTATAAATAACAATTGGAGTTAATACAGCAGCTAGAATACCAAGATTAATAGCTTTAATCATAGTTTACCTTCTTCGATCATTTTTAGAGCTTGTTCCAATTTTTCTTTTTCATACTGTTTGCCATTAAGCTTAATGTACTCAATCTTCTTAGGAAAGACGGGTTTCAAATCTACAGTAACATTTCTTTTAGTCTTGTCCTTCCGTTCATTCAGGACAAGATTGCCATTGCGAATTTCTTTGATGGCCCATTCTACACCTTCTAAGAAAATATCACAAGCTTCTTGTGAATAGTACTGATTATCTACAATACTACATACTACATTGGTTGCATTGTTTGTATGGCAGTATGTACAACTATTTAGTTCACTCATTTATCACTCCTTAGTGAAAATTAACTCGTCGCCACCATGTACGTTCACAAGTGACAGAGCAGAATCGATAACCAGAGTCTACAGTCTTTCCGCAATTAATGCAACAAGATTTTGACATTACAGTAGTCCTCCACGTTTTTCAAAATAGTCTTGCTTATCATACATAGTAGATGTTTCGTTATCATAGTAGTATACACCAGCTACACCTGTTTTACCAGTCCATCGGATTTTACTGGCTTTCATATACGTAGTATTACGCTCAATTTCATCTTCAGCCTCCTTATTACGAGTAAAGATAAGATTACATGCTCCAGATTTAAGAATAGAAGAATGACCCATAATATCTTCTTCATGCATGTCAGCCCCTGTACTATTAGCTTTCTGATTTCCAGATGACTTACGTACATGATTGATATTAATAAAAGTAACCTTATGGCTCTTTACCATCCCTTTCATCCATTTCATGAACGTGGCTTGTTCTTCATTAGGTAGGCCATCTAAAAGGTCTTGTAGAGGGTCAAGAATGATTACCTTACATTCACAAGCAATAACTAAATTCATTATCAATTCTTTAATACTCTCAATACCTCCGTCGCGCTCGTCAATTAAATACCAACGTGGAGTACCATCTTCATTAAACCAAAGTTCACTTGCCTTAGCTTGTATATCTTGGCTTTGTAAGAAATCCACTTTCTCTTGTTGATCTTCAATCAGATCAATCTTACGCTCAATATGTCGTGAAAGAATTTTCGTCCCATATTGCCCACTATCAGATTCTAATGTTACAACTCCAATTTTATGAGGACTGTTAAAAATCCAATAGTAGGTCATTTCATCAGCAATTGTACTCTTCCCTGTGCCAGATGCTGAAGCAAGATTTACAATAACACCAAGAGGAATACCACCAGCCATCATGTCTTGTACCTTATGCATAAAAGGGGGCAGAGGGATTTTTGGCGTAAGAGCTTCTTCAATGATCTTATCCATCAACCCGCCACTAGAGATAATACCATCTGGTGTTGCTTGTTTAGCCTTAAAGAAGCAGTCAATAAATTGCTTTTCTTTACCTTGCGTGAGCATTTCATTAGAGTCTTTTAGTGGCAATTCCATAAGGTACATCTTACCTTTAGGCAGCACTTTGATTAGCTTCTCAGCCGACTCTTTCCCTACTTTATCATTATCATAGCATACAATGATCTTTTCAAATCGATTAAACCATTCATAATATTTTTGAATCTGCTTATAGCTTCCTGTTTCTCCAATTACAGAGCTTACGACAGGGATAGGGTCAAAATCACTTCCACGAGACTTACGATAATCCTCTAGCATTTGATATGCAGAAAGCGTATCGACTTCACCAGCTACTAGCATGACATATTTGCCACGTGCATTCTTGAACTTCCAGTATCCAAACAATTCTGAGTCTTTTCCAACCTTACCAATTGTTGTAAAATCTTTAGGTAGAATACGAATCTTAAATCCTGCCATCTCATCCTCTTGAGTGATGGGATAATATTGTTCTACTGGCTCCCCTGTTTCTTCGTCATATTTATGGCGTACAGCGTAGGCTTTATATGTTGCATCAGTAATTCCACGTAGATTATGACCTTTTACCCCTGTATAACTTTTTACCTGCTCTACTTCTTCTTTTGTAATCTTCTCTTTAGTCATAACTTCCTCATATAATTCTTCTAGATTATCGATACCTCTTGCTTCTTTCTCTGCATCAGACAGTTCTGAATATCCGCAAGAGAAACAATGGCCTCCTTTACCGTCCCCGTAGAAATAGAAATTATCCCCAGACTTATCTCTACCCTTCTTACGACAATTTGGACAAGGGTTCTTACCTACAGTGTATCTCATCATTCCTCCAAATAAAAATAGCTCAAACGAATTAACGAATGAGCTATTGTATACCACTACAGATTTTGTGTCAAGGTTTACTTGCTCAGATGTTTGATATATTGACCAAAGCTTCTGATTACAACGTCTACTTCACCTCCACTGTTTACGATTTTACTGTCATATCGAAAATTCATGATATATATAAAATTATTGTCAACTTCAGCAAGTTCTTTGTAGAAATTAGCCATTCTACTTGATGTAGACACATCGTAAGTTGACGCCGGAACAGCTACCCATTTAAATTTCTTAGTATGGTCTAGAAAATTATAAGCATCTAGTAATTGCTGTTTTGTTGTCCAATTATAGTTATCAATCCCAATCCAATCAACAGTAGATTTAACTCCCACAGAACAACCTGTTGTAGGGATACCATTTACAATTTCATTATGAAAAGTGGTGTCCTTGTACTGATTATCTGCAAGAATAGTGAATACTGGGATATTCAAATTATAAGCTGATAATGCTTCGTTGATTGTACAAACATAACTAGGAAAGCGAAATGGTTCATATACTCCATTATTCTTCAAAGCAGGTTCATAGAATGGTTCATCAATCAAATAAATAGCTGTTGGTTTATTAGATGCTGTTTTAACCCTTGAAACAATACTCCAAATATTCTGATATGAAGTTTTTACACATTCACTATCCGATTGTTTGCGAGGGCAAATGTCCACATACACATCAGATTGACCAGCAGAAACATTCAGAACACATTTCCCGTTATTACATGCCTCACTGTTTAATGAGGTAAAACTATGAACTACGTTCAGGTTAGTATGATCTTTGACCTTATCAAATGTAGTCATTGCTGTTGTAGGATAGGGGTCAATCCAATCATACCCAAAATACTTTGGAATATCTGCCAAGGTAATACCTGATAAGGCAATACCACTTAGTAATACAATTACTGTAATTAGTTTTTTCATATTTACCCCACAAGAAGCCATAGCAGCAAGTGTGCTAGGAATGGTGTAACTAGGATGCTCCAAGATGCATCAGTTAGTTTCCCTAGTCGGTGTCGAATATCACTGAACATTGTTCCCACCAATACTGATAATCCACCAGCCATCCAGATACTAATGTTTGGAACATTGAATAGTGGTGAAATTACATGATTAAAACCGTATGCTACAACATACCAATAATAAACACTCCATCCTACAACAAAAGATGCTGCTAAAATGAATAACACTGCAATGATTGCAAATGCTGTTGGTACTGAATATTTCTCAAGATTGAT